CTACAATAGAACTAATAGCTCTATTAATTTGTTTCTGGTTCGAAACATCATATTCTTGTTTTGGTTCTGGTAATCGTACTACAATTTTAGTCATTATCTTCTACCATCTAACTGTAGATCTAAACGCAAAGTTCCAAATCTCCAGTCCTCACTTACATTGTTATTTGCAATTGTAATATTAGCAAATCGTCCTCTAGTTCTTGTATCTACTTTTGTAGTAGAAGAAGTAATCGTAAAGGGACTTAAAGCAGTTGCAGTATCTGGTTCTGATGGATATCGTTTTACCGACATCGTCACACTTAAATTGCCTTGTAAATTTTTAAAATCAGGAATAAAACGTCTCATAGCTAAAAAAAATTCTCCATTAGTGCCTTGCGCATCTAAATCAAAATCGTATGATTTAATATAAGAAGTAATAGCAGTTGTTGTACCATTTGGATTGACTTGATCCGTTCCTACATGGTGTTCAAATAAAATAGTTTGACCTAAACCACTTTCTCCTACAATAACAGGGAAAGTTCCCGATGCAGAAGAATCATATTTAGTTGCAAATGGATTAGGATAAACAACAGCATCAATCCAAGCAGTTCTAGCTTCGGTTCCAATATACCAAATAGGTAATTGAGGAGAGCTTTCTCCATAATTATAAACCACGTATTGATCATTAAAATTAGAAGAAGTAGAAGTGTAATACCAAATTACTTCAGTATGTAGGTTATCAATACCAGCTGCAATTTGTTGTCCTTTAGTAACATCAATTTGATTATATACATAATCTTCTACAGAACAGGGCAATGTTTTAACCGTACCATCAAATGCAAAAAATCCATTAGAGCTCATCCAATAAGCAATACCGTCTACTTCAATAACAGCGTTCTTTCCTATTAATCCGCAGTTAGTTCCTACTTGTTCGAATCCAAAGGTAAAAGGAGCTCCAATATATTTCATGGTATATAAAGCATTGTCCGTCCAAACCAGAATATTTTCTTTTGCTTTTAGAGCACCAACAATTTTAGTACCATCCTGTAATCTAAACGTTCCAGCAGTATTAACAGCAGTAGGAGTATAATCATTAATATTTTCTTGGTCTGAGAAACGAATAAACATATCATCTTGAGTAGAGGTTGTTCCAATCGTTGTCTCTGTTCCAAAATGAATTAAGTGACGAGTGGTAGGAGAAACTAAAGTTAATCGTGAAGCAGTGGGGTTATTCGTTGTTTCAAATCCAGATGTAGTAGTAGAAGCGCGTACAGTTAAAGGAGTTACAGCCCCTGCATTCCAAGTAAATGTTTTTCCATTAGCAATCGTTGCAATCAATACTTGTCCATAATTATCTAGCGACCAGAGGCCAGGTTCAAGAATAACATCTTGTGCCGAAGATGCTTCTCCCCATCCGCCTGCTCCCCAAGTATCCGTTCCCCAACCATAACCATAGGATTGTTCCGCTGGACCTACGTTCTCATAAGGTTTAACATCGATGCTTCCTCCTGTTGCAACCGTAGCAGTAGCAGCTGAACTTTGAGTAATCGTAAATACGGTGGTGGATGAAACACCTGTTACTTGAAATAGTTTATCTTCAAAATCTGCATCCGTAAAACCAGTTCCTGCTGGTAAAGTTACATTGTCTAATAAAACAATATCACCTACAATTAAACCATGAGCACTTCCTGTAGTAATAGTACAAACCGATGATGTATCTGTAGTTGCAATCGTTGCAGAAGTTAAAGTAGTTCGTAAAGGTGTAATATCATACACTTGACCTTCAAAATATAATAATAAAAATTTATCCGTTCCTAATCCAACATATCTATTTCCAGATATATCTACAAATGCATGTTCTTTTCTACAAACACCTACAATAGTATCGGTTATCAAAGAAGCCCAACCCGATACTTTTTCTGGGAGACCATAACGAAAACGAACATTATCACAATCTACCCATCGGTTATCTGCTCCGACTTCTGTATTTTGTTTATCTATGCCTGGTAAGAATTTAATTTGCTGTAGAGGCATGGAACCTCCTATATCTTATCTTTATATGCCCAGCCACGTGTTGCATTCACATACACTAAAGTAAAAGCTGCGCCATTGGTTGATACTACTAAATTAGAAGCAGCACCTAAAATAGGATTCCCGTTTCTATCTAATGTTAGATTGTTAGAATTAAAAGCATTTCCACTATCAATAAAATGAACTTCATCACCAATAGAAGGAGAAGCAGGTAAAATAATAGTAGCAGGAACTCCAAGTCCGCTTCCTGATGTATTAATTAATAATTGATCTCCCGCAACTGCAGTATAAGATGCAGTAGGAACAGTATAATATCCTTTTTGTCTAACACCTAAATTAACATTCGTTCCATCGGAATATACTAAATTAACTGAAGCAATCGGAATAAGTACTCCTGTTCCTGATACAGTTTTAATAGTTAAAGTATAATTAGAAGAAGATCTGGATGTTCCATCTTCTACAACAAAAACACGCTCTGCCGCATCGGGCATCGTAACTGTTCTATTTCCTGTTAAAGTCCCTGTAAATTTAAAATATAAATTTTTTCCATTAGACACAGCTCCATTAGCTAAAGATAATGCTACATCAGAAGATGCTACATCAATAGCAATATAACCAGAAGCTGCTTGTTCTAGTTGTTGTAAATTGGTATTCGTAATTGTTCCCCATGTCCCAGATTTTTCTCCTGTGGTCATGAGCTCTAATTTTAAATCATTTGAGTATGTTGATGCCATTATTTTATTCCTATTCTTCTGGATCGATTGGGATCCAAATTTGACTTACTCCTGGTACAATTCCATTCCATGTTATCACAGAAACGGGGTTAGTTGCAAGGTTAAATCTGAAGCCAGATGGCCCTACCACTTGATCTTTAACAGAAACAGTACCTGTATTTACATTAATTCTAATACCCGTAGGTGTAACAACGACATTTGGTATGCCTCCTACATCTGCAAAAGGAATCTGTGAAAATGATGTACTTCCAAATAACATAATGCTCCTATGGTGTTGGGATCCTCACCCAAACTTGATTTACTCCTGGAATAACACTATCCCATTTCTTAACATTAACGGTTGTCGTTCCAATATTCAACTGTGTACCTGTTGGAATAATAGATGCTTTTGCTACAATAGTCACCGTTCCTGAACTTAAATTATTTCTATTTCCTGTAACAATTGCGGTTGCGTTAGCTTTAGCAACGGCATTACCGATCGTTACATTAATTCTATTTCCTACAACAGATAAATTAGCATCTGCAGAAATAGTGACCGTTCCTGTACCAATATTTAATTGTGAACCATTAGGTAATACAACTGCTTTTCCAATAGTAGTAACATTACCAACAGTCGTATTAAAGCGATTTCCTGTGACAGATAAATTAGCATCTGCACTAATCGTAACTTCACCTGTATTAATATTAAGTCTATTTCCTGTAGCTAGAACTAAAGCGTTTGCAACAATGGTTGGACTACCTGTAGTTAAGACAACTTGATTCCCTGTAACCGATACATTGGCATCGGCTAATACAGTAACATTACCAATGGTGGTATTGACCTGACTTCCAATTAATGGAACTACGCCACTAATAGAGAACGTAACCGTTCCTGTTCCTAGATTGAAAGCATTCCCTGTAATAGGAACACCTACACCTTCTTTAATGGTTACGGTTCCTGTTGCTAGATTATATCGATTTCCGTTTGGAAGAACTAAAGCGTCACCAATGATAGTGACATTACCAATAGAGGTATTGATCCTTGAACCAGTTACATCAACAAGGGCATTTGCAATTCCGATATCTGAGAAAGGGGCAGATGCAAATGTTGTTGTGCCGAAGAACATGGTAGATTACCTACCATTCTTTACTTTTAGATACAGTCGCTGGATTTTTTTGTTGTTCAATTTGACTGGATAGATTAGCTTGCATATCAGCTTCTGATTGGTCATTCGCTGTTACACAACTAATTGCATGGTCTTTCGTCATAGCATCAAAATCCATACCTTCTGAACCTGCACAAGAGCCATACATAGATGCAGAGTGTTCTCCATCTACTGCTGTATATCTCCAATGGATTGTCTTTACTTTATTCTCTGAATCTACTTCAAAATTTGGGAAAGACCATTCGTATGTTATTGCCATAGTTTTCTCCTTATTGTTAACACATTAATGAACATGGTACTAAATAAGAACCATCATCATAAGTTTCTATTACTGTTGTTGATAATACTTTTGCAAATGTACTTGCTCTAACTGCATCATCTGTTTGTACTTTAGCTGTACCATCACCATTGGATTGTAGTAAATCTCCTTTAGCAACTACTTGTCCAGCTTTAATTCTAACTACATAAGAACCAACTGATGCAACATAAAAATCATTATTAATTAAATCATCATTATCCCAAGCACTAAATACACCATAAACATTCTTAGCTTCAACTGTGTCAGATATTTTAGACATCATGTGTTTTACATCTTTTTGTTTTACGATTGTTGCTTGTACTTGCTCTATAATGTCATTTCCTTTTTCATCTTTTTTCTCAGTATTCCAAGCATAAGTAATAACATCACCTTCTTTATCATTAGCTTTTAATGCGTAAGGTTTCTTTTCTGTATGTGTTTTAACTACATCATTTCCATCTGAATCTTTTTCTGTTGTAGATACTTCAAATTCTGCGTTATACCAGTCAATCATCTGGTCTAAGGATTCTAAAACTGTTCCTCTTAATACATTTGGTTTTGATTCATCTATAAATCTTGACCAATGCGTTCCTGTAAATCCATTATAAGATACTGTTGAACCTGATACTGAGATGTTTCCTTCTTCTACAGTATCTTGAAAAAATCTAATTAAATTACCATCATTTGTAAGTCTATTACAACTAATACATTCATCAGCATTAACTACAAATGCACCTTTTCCGTTTGATGGGAAATCTGACCCAGCAGTTGAAAAAGAATTACTAGTTTTTCCAATCAATAGATTGCCACCACTAATAATACGCATAGCTTCTGAGCCAGCACCATGAAAAAATCTTAAAGCATCAGCATTACTACCAATAATTCTTGGAGAAGAACCACTTGTTGCACCCCAAGAAATTCCATAGCCACCTTGTAAAAAGTTTAAATCACTACTTTTATTTAAAGTTAATTGACCAACTGGACTACTCGTACCAATACCTACGTTACCAGAACTGTCTATACGCATACGTTCTGTACCTGTACCTGTGTACCAAGTATGAATATCACCAGCACCAGCACCAAATGAATATCTATTTGCTAATGAGCCGTTATGAGAACATCTAAAATCCATACCACCAGATTCATTTCCAGCAGCATTTTGATTAAATGTTGCACCAACATCTGCATAAGCAACTTCTGATGAAGAAGCATTTAAACTTGTTAAAGTAATGTATCTTTTAGTTCCACCAGTTATAGCACCAGAAGAAATATCTAATTCTGTTGCTGGAGTTGTAGTTTTAATCCCAACTCTCTCACTACTATCAATCGTAATCGCTGTGCTTGTAGCATTGTCATCGATACCTGTAGATTGAAAGCCTGTGACAATACCTGAGTTTGCAAGGGTTGCACCTGAAGGTATCGTAATCGTGTCGCCCGATGCACCAATGGTAATCGTGTTAGCCGCTTCGCTAATAATATTATTACCGTCTTGGTCCTGAATCGTATCTACTTTAATAATACTAGCCATTTAATTTAGCCTCCAATTCTTTTACTTTAGCATTTAATTCTTTGATTGCGTTGACTAATACAGGAACTAAATGTTCGCCTTTGTATTTTAAATGTTCTGGTTGTTCGTCATCAATAATTACATTGTTATCTCCTTCTAAAGCCAATATATCTTGTGCTTTGAAACCATAATGCATAGTTCCATGTGGAGTATCGTCTTCCCTTGATTTTTTAAATTGGAATGAAACTGGTTCTAATTTAGAAACAAAATCTAAACCATGCGAAACTGTACCAAAGTTTGTTTTATCTCTAGCATCAGAAGTAACTGTCCAAGCTACTCTTATATAAGCGTTGGTAACATTGTTGTTTCCCACAACAACTCTATTATCTGCTGTATTTAAAGTAAAAGGAGAACTTGCCGTTCCAGCATCTATACCTATAGCAGTATTATAATAGCCAGTTGTATTTGTTGCACCAGCATACAAACCAAGAAAAGAATTTCCTATTCCTGTAGTATTTCCTTGACCAGAATAACCTCCTAAAGAAACATTACTATTACCTGTCGTATTAGCATTAAATGATGCGAAACCTACTACTGTGTTATAATTGCCTGTGGTATTTGCAGAAAGTGCTTGAGTACCTATAGCAGAATTTCCAGTTCCTGTTGTATTAACATTTAAAGCACATCTACCAATAGCTTCATTAGATGAACCTGTTGTATTATTACGTAGAGTTTCATTACCTACTGCTGTATTAGTTGATGCGGTATTAAGACATAAAGCAAGGTGACCGACTGCTACGTTTTGTGTTCCTGTCGTATTAGTTTGAAGTGTTCCATAACCCACTGCTGTATTGCTTGATGCTGTAGTGTTTAGTTGTAATGAATATCTACCTACAGCTGTGTTGTTAGTACCTGTCGTATTAGCAAAAAGTGATTGAAAACCAACTGCTGTGTTGTTGTTAGCTGTTGTATTATTATAAAGTGATGCATAACCTACTGCGGTGTTGCATGAAGCGGTGGTATTGCATCTTAAAGCACTTCTGCCAATAGCAGTATTATAATTCCCTGTTGTACTTACAAAAAGTGAAGCATTACCAACTGCTGTATTATCCTGTCCTGTAGTATTACCTTTAAGAGAAAGTACACCTAAAGCAACATTTTCAATCCCTGTAGTATTAGAGCATAAGGCTTGATAACCTACTGCCGTTACACTATTTGCTGTATTGGCTAATAAAGATTGAAAACCAACTGCTGTATTAGATGTACCTGTCGTATTAGAACAAAGTGCTGAATAACCTACTGCTGTGTTATTATCTGCTGTTGTGTTGTTTCTTAAACTTGCCCAACCTAATGCAACCTGAAAAGATCCTGTAGTATTTGCCTCTAACGAAGTTCTACCAACAGCAGTATTTCTTTGACCACTTGTGTTAGCTGTCATAGAATCAGAACCTATTGCAGTATTTTGAGCACCACTTAAACTACCATCATCTAAAGCACCATTTCCTAAAGCTAAGTTTTCTGAACCTATAGGATAATTACCATCTAGTTTAATAGTAGCACTAGCACCATCAACGGTTAACGCTCCAGTCAATGTTAAGTCCGCACCAGAACTTAAAGTGACCCCTGAAGGTACACTAATCGTATCCCCACTATCCCCTAACGTGACGGTGGTTCCTGATCTAGGACTTATCTTATTGACTTTTACTTCACTCATGATTTATCTTGTGTTTCCTCTTTTACTGCTTCAGGTAAATGATGTTTTAACTCATCCAGATAATGTTTTAATAAAATTTCATTATGAGAAAATTTTACTTTTAACTGATTTTGCTCTTGGTGTAGCACTTGAATATTATGCAAGGCTACTTTACCTTCGTCATTCAGTTTGCTTTCATCATACTGTTTGTCGTCTATTGTAATCATCTACGCTCCTACGTAACTGTTACCAGCGGTGATTGCTGCATTGACTGCAGTCATATCTTCATTGGTCCAGTAATCTTTAGCCACCATGATTTCTAAATGTTCAACGTTTCTGCTTACTGTGTCTTTTTTATCTTCAGCTGACTCGTCTGCCATTTGAGAACCATCGATGATACCATTGATCAACTGTACAGAATCGCCCATCGCTTTATAATCTTGAGCGATTTCTTCTACTGTTTTTACATCTGTATCCATTTGTTTCTCCTTAGTTTGTTGCACATGCAACGGGTTTATTTGTATCTAATTTTGCAAACTCCGCAAGTATGATTTCAGGATCCACCATTACATTACGAGGGTCTGACTCATTATACTTGGTTTCATCCCAAATGTCACCCATATGAAATTGCAAATTTTTATTGTGACTGTAACCAAATTGAATCCATCTAGTAGATCCCCATAATACCACTCCATGGGTACCTGTGGATGCTGAAAAATGATTTAAGCAGCTGTCAATCGCAATAAAACCTTTTGCCTCTTTTAATAATTCATGGTTCTGGGTCCAGTGTAAATCAGACTTAATAGCACCATGAAAAGTAGGTTCATTCGGTAAAGTACAATCAATAATCGCTGTATCAGGATAGTTAGTTCTTAATAAGTCAATCAATCGTTGGCCTAAAAAGTAAGGATAGTTTCTATTTGGATTAATGTTCATGTACTGATCATTCTTATTCCAAGAAGACTGTCCCCCTGATAGTTGTACTAAGATATAATCTTTAATTTGTTTTTCTTCTAACCATTTGTCTACACTTTCTTTTAAGTGGTCGGTGTATAATTTTGGTCTTAACGTTGGTTCATATTCTACATCATGTAGATTACAATAACTTTCAATAATGTGTTGTTTACCAAATTGAAAATTAGACTTGTACGGCTCACTGTACAAAATGTTTTGGGATGCCATAATACGTGCATCGTTGAGCGGCAGTGTTTGTTCTAGTACCAATTTCACATCTGGATTATTAGCAAAGCATCCAATGTAAGGTGTGTAAATTTGTACTTCTGCTTTTTTTCTTAATTTAGGAACGAGTGCTGTAAATGCAGAACATTTACCTACTCCTCCTTCTACAACATAGGTATTCATATTATCTCTTCTCCTTTATATTTATATGCCTGTTATACCTTTGTTTTATCATTTTACAAGTTTTCCTTATTTATTTTTCAATAAATCTATTTCTGCTTTTAATTCTTTGATTGCATTGATTAGATACCAAGTGATGTTGTCAGGATTTACTGATTTAACTCCTGTTGATTCTGTTTTTACAACATCTGGTAAAATTTCTTCAATCTCTTGTGCAATAACTCCAAGTTGAACTCCTTGTTTATCAATAAAAACTAATTTTGGATTTTCAAAATCTGTAATTTCTTCTAATGTTCTATATTCAAAGTTTCTAACTTGTATTTGATTTATTTTTTCTAAACCTGTTGTATTATCTACAATGTTCTTTTTAATTCTTCTATCAGATGTAGTTGACCAAGAAGATGAGTTGTTTCCTTGATAAACTCCACCACCACCAGGATTAATAAAACCAGTATTATTACCTTTTCCAAATACTCCTTCGGCGGCATTAACTATTAATTCACAAGTAGCTGATGTAGTAGATGGAGAAGCATAAGCTCCAAGATAAGTATTGTGAGAACCTGAATTTAAAATTTGTAACCAAGCTCCAGATTGAAAACCAATTGCTGTATTTTCTGTACCTGTGTTTAGACCATCTAATGAGTTTCTTCCTATGCCTACGTTACATGAACCTGTAGTAGAATCTGCTATAGCACCTATACCAATTGCTACGTTACTGCTTCCAGTAGTATTATACAATAATGCTGATGCACCTATAGCAGTATTAATTTCACCTGTCGTATTAGTAAGAAGAGCACTTGAACCAACTGCTGTATTGTTAGATGCTGTTGTATTTGAAATTAAACTATTATAACCTACTGCTGTATTGTCTGAACCAGTATTAGTACATAAAGAAAATCTACCAACCGCTGTGTTATTAATACCAGTTAAATTTGCTCTAAGCGCGGCATGTCCAACTGCTGTATTATCTGTACCTGTCGTATTAGTATTAAGTGAATTATAACCTACTGCTGTATTGTTAGATGCTGTGGTGTTAGATTTTAAAGTATCTCTACCTACTGCTACGTTATTGCTACCTGTTGTATTATTTTTTAAAGATTCATAACCTATTGCTGTGTTATTTGATGCTGTTGTGTTGCTGAATAAAGTATTACTTCCAATAGCTATGTTTTGAGCACCTGTCGTATTAGCAAAAAGTGGACAAAAACCAATTGCTATATTGTTTGTAGCTGTCGTATTAGAATAAAGTGATTGATAACCTATTGCTGTGTTGTTGTTAGCTGTGGTATTACAGTTAAGTGCAAAACGACCAAGTGCTGTATTAAAGCTACCCGTAGTATTGCAACATAATGCTCCTCTACCTGTTGCTACGTTATCAGTACCTGTTGTATTATTATAAAGTGAACCATAACCTACTGCTGTGTTGTTGGAAGCTGTGGTGTTTGCCAATAAAGATTGGTAACCTACTGCTACGTTACCACTACCTGTAGTGTTAGTTGTAAGAGTATTATAACCTATTGCTGTATTTACGTCACCAGTTGTATTAGCATCAAGTGATACTGAACCTATGGCTATATTTTGACAACCAGTTGTATTACATCTTAATGCAAGATTACCAACTGCTACATTGTTACTTCCTGTAGTGTTTTCAGTTAAAGTTTGATTTCCGATAGCAGTATTACCATTAGCTGTTAAACTCTCATCATCTAACGCACCATCTCCTAAAGCTACGTTATTTGAAGCTACAGGATAATTACCATCTAATTTGATTGTGCCACCATCTATGCTGACGTTACCATTAACCGTTAAGCTAGATAAAGTTCCAAGTGTATTTAATGTAACTCCACTAGGTATTGTAATCGTATCTCCACTGTCACCAATGGTTAACGTGGTTCCTGATTGTGGTATGACCTTATCGACTTCTACTTGACTCATTATAATATTACCAATGTTCCTGTTATGGTTTGTGTACCTGTGATCGTTACAGGGCCTGCGAGTACTCCTGACTCGAGCGTTTGATCTTGAGAAATAGTTGTACTATGGGTTACAACAAAATCTGTTGCTGTCATAGATGGCGAAGGTGTTCTTGATGCAGGTAATGTACAAAATACAGTTTTACCACCTGCAGTAAAGTTTACCGCTGCATCCGAATTGGATGAAGATATAATTGTATCTCTTGATAAAGTATCCGTTGCTGCATCGGTAACCGTTCCTATTCCCACTTCCCATTCGTTTGTTCCGTCATGAGAAATTGCATAGTAAGTTGTATTACCATTGCCAACTCCAGAGACAAACGTTTCAAAACCAGTTTCTGCACCAGCTAATGAAAACGTTCCCGTTCCTGTAGTTGTACTTGTTTCTTTAACTCTATCGTTAATTACCAAAGCCATTTACTACTCCAAATTATATTACGCGTCGCCAAGTCTAATGATTGCATTAGATGAATCAGCAGCTGGAAACTGAATAACGAAATCTCCGTTAGTTGCAGTTTTTGTGCCGCCAAAATCTAAAACTAATACCGCTTCATTAGATGTTCCTTTATAAATCAGAGCTCCTACTGCAGACAATGTCACAGAAGAGAAAGTCAAATCTGCGAAGTCAACGTATGCAATGTTACTTGATATTGCTACACCATTATTAG